CCACACGGTTCACCTTCCTTTCCTGTAATCAGGTAGCTATGGGGCAGCAGTTCAATCCACTGGCAGAATTCCCGCCATTCAGGAAGCCTGTGGTCTTTCCTCTTCAAAACAGCCAGTTCCAGGAAGCTGTAACTGTTCCGGGTCTTGGGCTGATCGGTCAGAATCGCCTTGATCACTTCCCTGGAATTCATCATCTGCTTATCCACACGGTTCACCTTCCTTTCCTGTAATCAGGTAGCTATGGGGCAGCAGTTCAATCCACTGGCAGAATTCCCGCCATTCAGGAAGCCTGTGGTCTTTCCTCTGCTGGTAGATCGTCTTCAGCTGCCTGTAATTGGTGGTCATCCGGGCTGTCAGCCGGAAGCCAGTCGGGATATTGTACAGAATCTTCAGATAGTTTTCTTTGGACGGCTCCTGCTTGTTCTTTTCCACCAGGTCTTCACAGATGCGGATGATCTCCGGGTGAACGTATTCATTGCACTGCTTGCCGATGTCAAAGCCCATGATTCGGTGCATCGTGGACTGACTTGACACGAAGTCAAAGAAGTGGTACCGCTCCGCTTCCACCCATGCCTTGATGGAGAACGTCAGGTCAAACTGGACGATGATGCCAGTCAGAAACTGGTCATGACCCGTGCCAGTCGGGCAAGCCGCCAGCTTCTGAACCCTTGGCGTGATGATGGGGGTGCAGCTTTCCGGGCTTACGCTCATGGAGTACTTGCTGGCCTTGATGCTGTCATCCAGACCGAACACCTGGGCATTGTCTACCAGATAAGGTGCCATCAGATGTCACCTTCCTTCCTGTGAAGGCTCTTGTCCGTTTCAAAGCCTTCCGGGTACCGTTCCTTCAGCTTGTCAATGTTCAGCTGCGCCACTTCCTCCAGCGGCCAGCCCATGGCCGTTGCGTACTCAGCAATGAACCAAAGCAGGTCACCCAGTTCCTTCTTCAGATGGGCCTTGTCCATGCTGTGGCCCTGGTAGCTTTTCTGATACAGGCTGTGCAGTTCCCCGATTTCGCCTACCATGCCATGCAGGGCGTGATAGGCTTGCTGTTCGGGGTACAGCTTCTTATTGATGGTTCTTGCCGCCAGTTCCTGATATTCATTCATGTTCATAGGTTTATACCTCCCTGATTCGGATGCCGTAACGTTCCAGCATCAGTTTTCTTTTGATGATGTAATCCTTGGTTTTGACACCTTTCGTGTCTTCCACAACCGTCTTCCCGGTCTTGATGTCCGTGTATACGAAGTCGGCCACATAGTACACGGCCCGTTCAATCAGCCTCCCGTTTTCGTCAAATTGCGGGGGAATCAGCATGTACGGTTCTTGACGCTTCAGGTCTGTGATGACCTTGCCCATGACGTGGTACTTCAGTTCACGCCATCTGGTGGCTTCCTTGATGCTGTCAAAGGTGATGCCGTCAATGGTGACCTTCTTTGCGCCGTATTTGCTCATCTGACCAACTCCCATACGTTCAGGCCCAGCACCAGGGCCAGTTTGCCCAGGGTGGTGGGCTTGCAGGTGCCACGGGTCAGAATCCTGCTCATGGTGCTTGGGTTTACCCCGATAGCTTCAGCCAGTTCAGCTGTGGTCAGCATCATCACATCCATCCGTGCATGGATGAGGGATGTCTTAATCATGATCATGTTCATTGGTTCATTCCTCTCATTCGTAGGGCACCCCGATGTATTCCAGCACTTCCTTCAGGCCCAGCTGTTCCATGCAGTATGCGTACTGCTTTGGGTGGGTCTTCTTCATCCGCTGGAAGCGGTTTGGCTCCTTTTCCAGGTGACAGCCGAACATGCAGAACATGCAGCCTGTTCTGTCACAGCCAGTGGTTTCAAGCACATCTTCCGGCTCATAATCACCCAGATAATCAATAATGTTCATCTGGCCTTCTATCTGGTCAGCGTCATTGGCTTTCCTCTTTATCTGGATGTCACCATATACGGGGCAGTATGGAACATTGAATTCTTTGATGTAGTGCAGCACGTCTTGTTCTGTCCAGAAGGATAAAGGTTTTGAAAGCGGTCTGTTGCTTTCGTAGGCGTTGCATCCCGTTTTCATCCATGCCTGTTCTCTTGCCAGCCCTTCTGAAGCCATAGTCCCTATGAAGCATTTCCGGCCCGTCTGCTTTTCGTATTTCTTGACAGGATGCTTTTTCATGACGTTGCAGCATTTGTTTGATATCTTGAAATCAGCATCCAGAAGAAACTTCCACTTTTCGCAGTTGTATCTGCTTTTGTTACCATTTTTGTCAAGCAGTTCACCGTTAAGCCGTTTCATTCTGTATGTATATCTCCCTGTGTCTGCACATCTTCTGGCTTCTTCAATGACTTGTGATACTTCTTTTGAAACCACCGGGTATCCATACGTCTGGATGACAGCATCAAACCGCATTTCCGGCCTGATGATTTCCACATCAGGATTGAAGCAGTCAAACTTCCCGGCCTTGATGTCCCGCACAAACTTCTGAATTTCCGGGTACTCCAAACCCGTGTTCACGAACACAGCCGGGATGTCATCATACATGCCATCCACAATGTGCTTCAGCACTGTGCTATCCTTGCCGCCGCTGAAGCTGACATAAACATCACCGTGCCAATAGTCCACCCAGTCCCTGATCCTGCGCTGGGTCATCAGAATCTTGGCTTGCAGGGGAAGGGACTGCATCTGCCGAAGATCATCTTTTGTATGTCGGCTCATTCACCAGTCACTTCCCTTCTGTAAGTCTCAATGCACTGTTCACAGCGCCATTCGCCATCTATATAGAAGGCTGTGTCATCGCTGATGGTCTTGTCACACTCCACGCACAGCGGTCTGATTCCGGTCATCTTCCGTCCTCCTTTCCTTTGCCGCCTTGCGCCTATGCTGTACCACTTTGGCCAGGAACCTGGCAGCTGCGGGTTCGATAATCTCCCGGTTGGGTTGGCCGTGCATCCGCACAATTGCCTTTCCAATCCTGTATTCAGTCATCTGTCAGCCCTCCCAACCGCTTGCATGTTCAGTCCTTTTCCAGCGCCACGCAGATGGCTTCAATGACTTCCTCAATCTGCTTGGCCTTTTCCCGGTACTTCTGGGCCGTCTCAGGCCGTCTGGCTGTATCCACCTTCTGAACCATGCTGATGTAGTAGCCGTTCAGCAGGGTGAAGGCTTTGTCCAGCACAGTTTCACTGATTTGAATCTTGCGGGGCATTGCTTTCCGTCCTTTCCCTGATCCACGCCTTCAGGCGCTGTTCGTTGGCCTTCCTGATGTCAGCCATCAGGGCCAGTTTTTCTTTAATCGTCATATAGTTCACCCATCTGTGCTTAAAGCACAATCTAAGAGTAAAAAAATATCAGTTCGGATGGAACTTCAGGTCATTCACCGTGCAGCCGTAAACAGTTGCAAGCTTCTTAGCCATTTCCATATCAGGAATGGTGATGTACCTTTCATAGTTGGAAATGGTATTTTTCGTTGTGCCTACACGCTTTGCAACCTGAATCTGCGTCAGCCCAGCGTTCACCCTTGCCGCTTTCAAAGTGATTTCCATGCTTTCACGTCCTTTCTAAGTCCTGTGCTTTAAGCACAATCACATGATAGTATACAAGTATGCCAGTTGTCAATACCCAAAGCACAAATATTTTTGCTTTTTTATTGATTTATTGTGCTTTGGGTGTATAATATGAAGTGAAGGAGGTGATACAAGGCCATGGACAACAAAATGATATTTTCTCAAAATCTTCAGAAGTACATGGATTTGCACCGTAAGACCAGGCGTGACTTAAGTGATGCACTTGGCATCAGTTACTATACAGTCACAGACTGGGTAAAAGGCAAAAAGCTGGCCCGGATGGATAAGATTGAAATGCTTGCCAATTATTTCGGCATTCAGAAGAGCGATCTGATCGAACTGCAAACTGAGGATATAAAAAAAGAACCCGCCATGTATGACGGGTTGACGGAGAATCAGAAGAAGCTTATTGAATTTGCTCAGACTGTTCCTGAGGACAAGGCTGAGATGATTCTTCGAGTAATGCAGTCAATCGTGGAATCTGACTGACCAGTTTGTCAGCCTGCTCCGGGGTTAGCGTTTTTATGTATGTAATAAGGTCATCAACTTTTGACATTCGGTGATTCTCCTTTCTCCGGGGCAAACGTATGTTCTGAACTAATGTTCTGAAATTATTGTATAATATGAACTTTATTGAAAGCAATGGAAAGTCTTTCCTTGCTTGGTAATCGCTAAACTGTGGAGGTGCCGCAGCACCACCTGAACACCCCCACAGCCTGGAAGATAGGCCATTTCTGACCTGGTTATAGCCTATCATTTTACGAATAGAAAATACAGCCAAATATAAACGGAAAACCAGGAAAAATGACGGTGTTTAATTCTCTTTACATGAGGGTTTCACCCAATTCTATTCATAAAATGGAGCAAACATCATGAAGAAAAAGAATACTTATGGAGAAAAGCCATACAACAGGTGTCTTTCATGCCCACACAGGAAGGTGCGCTGCGATGGTCCCCGTACCGCTTGCCTGTCACTTGATCGCTGGTGTGAGTATATGCGTGATCTGAAGGAACTCAACCATATGACCAATCAGGAAATAGCTGAAGCATCTGGCGTTTCCGTCAAAACCATTGAACGGCTGATGGCGCAGAATTCCAGTCAGGACATTATGCGTGATACCGCCATGCGGATTGAGAATGCCATCATAGGGTCTTCCAGTAAATACCCCTGTTATCTTGCCTTTGAAGAAGAAAACAGGCCGGATGAACAAAGGCTGAACGATGCCATGCGGGATCTGGAACGTGCCCTTGATGATAACAAGGATTATCGGGAAGCGCTGGATAAAATCCATGATTCGTACAAAGCGGAAATGGAACTGATTCGTGCTGAAGCGCAGAAGAAGATTGATTATCTGCTTGACCTGACCGCCAAGCTTCGTGCGGACAATGAAAACCTGTGGGCCGAAAATAACCGCAAGTCCAGAGTGGTGGATATGTTCCTTCCGCTCATTCAAAAATATAACGCTTTACATGAAGAAAAGAAGAGTGTAGACAATGATACTATATGACAAAGGATGATAAGAAATGACAATACCAGCAGAAAAAAGTTCAAAGCTGGATGTATATGCAATATATTTGAGGAAAAGCCGTCAGGATGACGAAAATGAAACGGTAGAAGAAACGCTTCAGAAGCACAAAAAGATTCTGACTGACCTGGCCGCAAGAAAAGGGCTGTATGTCGGGAGAATCTATCAGGAAGTTGTTTCTGGTGCCGAATCCATTGAAGCCAGGCCGGAAATACAGCAGCTGATGAAGGACTGCTATGCCGGAATGTACAAGGGAATCATCATCGTGGAAATCACCAGGCTTTCCCGTGGCTCTCAGGGCGATGCTCAGAAGATTCTGGACTGCCTGAAGTACAGCAACATGAACAATGGGGTTCTTGTTGTTACGCCCACGAAGGTCTATGACATCGCCCACAATTCCGATGATGAAGAGTACATGGAATTTGAACTGTTCATGTCCCGCCGTGAATATAAGATGATCAATAAGCGGATGAACAGGGGCAAGCTTCAGTGCATCGTGGAAGGCGAATACATGTCCAGTTATCGCCCGTATGGCTGGGAGGTCATCAAGGTTGGCAAAAAGCGCACCCTGACCCCCAAGGAAGATGAATACGAAATCGGCAAGATGATCTATAAATGGAAGATTGAAGGCTTGACCACGCACTCCATTGCCAAGAAACTGACCTTGATGGGTGTGCCGACCTACACAAGGAACAGCCCGGATTGGTCAAAGGAAACCATCAAAGAATTCCTGAAGAATCCTGTCAATATGGGTAAGGTCAGATGGAATGACAGAATGCAGGTCAAAGTCATGGCCGATGGAGAACTTAAAACATCCCGGCCCCGCTCCAATCACACAGACCACTATATGCTGTATGACGGCATTCATAAGGATAAAGCCATGGTGACTGAAGAAGAATTCAAACTAGCCAACAAAGGCTTCAAGCCGGACAGAACAAAGGCGAATCTGAAGCTGACCAATGTGCTGGCTGGGCTTCTGGCCTGTAAGAATTGCGGAAAGATCATGCACTATCAGGCGAACAAAGCCAGACCAAGCACAGCGCCCCGGTTCTGCCACCCTTCTGCGCAGCTGTGCAAGGTGAAGTCAGCCAATGCAGATGATGTGATTGCTGCCGTGGCCCACTCCCTGCGCCTGTATATTGAGGATTTTGAACTAAAAGTTCAGGGCATGCCCACCGTCAGTGAAGATGCCGTGGCCCTTCAGATTGAATCCTTGAATAAGGAACTGCGCAAGACAAAGCGCATTCTGGACAAACTCTTTGATGACTATGAGAACGAGATATACACCGCCAATGAGTTTGTGGAGCGGAAGGCTAAACACAATGAAAGGATTGAATCTATCAAAGAACAGATAGCTGCCCTTGAAGACTCAATCCCTGAAAAAGAAGAGTATGAAGATAAAATCAGGAAGTTGTCTGATGCCCTAGATTGTCTGGAAGACCCAGAAGCCGAAGCAGAGGATAAGAACAGATTCCTGAAAGAGATTGTTGACAAGATCGAATTCAGCCGTGAGAATGGGGAAGAATTCATCCTGGATGTTTTCCTGAAGTGACGTTACAGGTCTATGTCAAGCACAACTGGGGCATGATCACTGCCCATCACCTGGGTGTCAATCCGGCATTCCTTGATCTTGTCTGCCGCCCAGTCAGACACCAGGAAGTAATCAATGCGCCACCCGGCATTTGTGGCCCGTGCGTTTCTCATG